TTGCATAAGTATATGCTGGATATAATTTTAATCCTGTTGCCTGTTCCATGATTGGTTGGCATTTTAATAATAATGTTTCCATAGCAATATTAGAATATTGACTATAAGTATTTGGAATCTGTTCATCAGCTCCTTCATAATAACCTAGTAAAGTTTCATATGGAGAAATATATCTCTGTGCTCTACAAGTATCATAAACTTGTTTTTGAATACAAAAATAGTTTGCAACAAATGTAGCTAAATCTTTTGAGATTGCTTGACGTATAACTGTGTATTTTTTCTTAAATGACATCTTTAGCCATCTCTTTTGGTACAGCTTGAATATTCCAATGTATAAATCTAAATGGTTCTACACCATGATCGACTGCATACTCATGTTCTAAATATCCAGGAAATATAATTAAAGTTCCTGGTTTTGGTTTAAAGTTTACTAACTCAGTTCCATGAAATATACCATTACTTGGTTTTAATTTTAATTTAGTTGACCGTGCACCTGTTCTTGGTTCGTGAAATATCGGAAATGATGTTTTATCAGAACATTTTAAAAAATAAAATCCTGATACATGTTGATTCCAATGTATATGTGCAGAATGATGTCCACCACCTTTTTTAGCAAATTCTTGTACCCATAATTCAGAAAACATAGTAGTATACTGTTGCATATCAAAACCACACCAATCTAAAAATTCCCAAGATTTTAAACCAATATAATTTCTAAAATCTAAAAATTTATTATCATGTACAAGTGGAGTTGAATGATAAGATCTTCCAAAGTCACCATGTTTTTTAATATATTCTTTTTCCCTTTTTTTGGCATCTTTGATATATTGGTTAGATGCTTGATTTAGAGATTTAATAAATTCAGGTTTTTGTTCAAACCATATTGGTGTTTTAAAATATTCTTCTATAAACATGTTATCTAAATGGATATCCAAGGTTCCACATAACCAATGAATACCGTACTCCTTTTGTTACTGGTTTAACTCTATGCCATACAAATGAAGGAAATACAATAATAGATCCTTTTGGCAAAATTTCTTTTGCTTGTTTTAAATGTTTAGCTTCTTCTCTCATATGGGGATCATAATTTCTAAAATCAAATTCTAATTCACCACCTTCATATTCAGACCCATCTGTTAACTGACAAGTCATCGAAAGCTTTCTAATTTTACCATGTTCCGGATGATTAGGATTTTTTCTATCATAAACTTTATCCCAAGAATCACAATGCCAATCATAATATTGGTTTAATTTATATTTTGTAAACTGACATGATTCTGATGTGTCCCATTCAAAATTCCAACCTGCAGCTTTATTTGCTTGATGAATGTATGGGTGTAATTCTTTATAGATCCATGGGTCATTGAGCCATACTAAATCTGAATTTCTTTTACGTTTCATATCTTTTATTTCTTGTTTAGTAAGTTCCCTATCTCCATAACCACCAGTTCTAGCTAAAGTTTCAGCATGTGATAAACCATATTTAATAATATCATCACAAAGTTTTGGTGGTATTGCTGAAATAAAATACCAATAGTAATTAGTAATATTCATAAGTTATTGTCTGTATAAAATTTAAAGAATCTTTTTGATTGTTTGAGATCACATACATATTAGTTGATGGAAACATAATGAACATATTATCTGTCAATTCTATGTCCCAACTTCTTCCTTTTCTTCTATTGTCATCATAAAATATTCGCACCATACATTTATTAGTTTTAACACCATACAATAATGTATAATCAGGTGAATTTCGTAAATCGACTGGATCTATATTTAATAAGGGTTGTGATATTTGATTAGGTTTATAAATATCTCCAAAAGTTTTTTTATTTATTAATTGAAAACCATATTCAACATTTACATGTTCTCTCATGTAAGTATTCAACATATCCCAAGCTCTTGAGAATGGAAACTCTGAATGAATAAATGTAGATTGTAAAATGTCGCCTGATAATTTATCTCTATCTATTTCAAAACCTTTCGGCATTGAAACATCACCAATGTATAAAGCTTGCTCTGTTAAAACTTTCTTTTGCATACCACCACCAGATATATATTAAGCTTTGCTATTTGTCAAATCCCAAGATTGTCCTTCTTCATTCCATTCATAATACCATAAATGGGTATTAGCTTCATTTTGTGAAGTTTGTTCTGCAGTTAATGCTGGTGCATCACCGATTGGAGATTTCCAAGATGCAGTTGCAATATGTTTTACCCATGAAGCATATGGTTTTTTAGGCCAGAAGATTTGATCATCTTCATCCCAAGTATAACCTATACCTGCATAGTTCCCTCTAAATGGAGTTCCACCGTTTTTATGTTGTCCGCCTTGTGTATTGTATGAAGTTTGAATCCACATTTGTGCAGGCCAATTATTATGTAGTTCTAAATATTGTTGACCTACTGCTTCGTCTTCAACTCCATCAGCATTGAGCATATCTTTATTATCAAGTGTTAGTACTTGAATAACTTTTCCGTTTGCTCCTAGTTTTGCAAAATGTGCCATAATGTTTTTCCTTATATATTAATTTTAAATTTTAATAAATACATAACTATTGGTATTTGTATCTAATAATTACTATACCTGAACCTCCTGATCCACCTGGTCCTCCTCCTGCTACACCTGCTGATCCTCCACCACCGCCACCACCAGTATTAGTTGTTCCATTTTCTCCAGGATTATTAGGTCCAGGATACGGACCAAAACCTGAATTTCCTCCACTACCTTGTGAATGATTTGGATCACTTGGTCTACCATAATTAGCTCCACCACCACCTTCTGCATATAAAGTTGGTGTAGCTGATATTGAAGTCGTTGCACCTGTTCCATTTACACCACTATTAGTTCCGGGAGGGTTTCCATTTCCTCCTGTTCCAGTAGCTCCTCCACCTGCTCCTGCTCCATATTGTGGACCAGAACCACTACCGTTACCGCCAGGATTACCTTGTGAAGGACTAACAGGTGGAGTATTACCTGTTCCTCCAGTTCCTGAATTAGCATTTCCACCTCCACCAGATCCTCCAGCGCTACCAGGACCAAAACTACCTGCAACTCCACCGCCACCAGCGGATGTAATTGTTGAAAAAACTGAATTTGATCCTGTTGCACCACCAGTAGGTGCCCCTCCTCCAGCTCCACCTCCACCCACTGTAACTGGGAAAGCTGTTGCTGTAACTACAATACTTGCCGATCCTTCTATAGGACTTGCTGTATAATTATCTAATGGACCTTTACTTTCTCTAAATCCACCAGCTCCACCGCCACCGCCACCTTGAGAACCCGTACCTGTACACATTCCACTAGCGCCGCCGCCACCACCTACTACTATATAAGATACTGTATTTTGAGCAGGACCAGTTCCTAAACTAGAAACTGTAAAAGTTCCTGGACTTGTAAATTTATGAATTTTGTAATTACCAGATGTTGTAATTGTTCCACCTGTTGCTGTTATAAAAGTATCACCTTCAACATTAGATGTTGAGTCTATTACATTTACCCAACCTCGTGTTGAATCTACATATACAAATGTAACTGATTGACCTTGTGTTGAAAGAGTTGCATTTGCATTTGTTCCACCAATTTTATCTGTTCCATTAGGTGCAACTGTTACATTATTTGTTTGCCAAGTTGCTGCATAATCAGCTAAGGCAACTACATCTCCAGCTGAACCTGCTGGAAGTGTTACTGTAATTGCTGCAGATGTTGTGTTAACAAAATAACCATTACCACTTACAGCAGTAAACCCTGCAGTTTTAGCTGTAGTGTCCCAAGTGACAGCTCCAATATTTTGGAAAACTCCTTGATCTAACATTGTAGTTCCGCACGATACTACTCCCATTATAAATCTCCTTCTATCTTAGATAAATTAATTTTAAATTTTTCTCCAGATATATTATTTATCATAAATATATCATCTTTTCCTTCTTGTAAAGTCCAATTTCCTTTTGTACCATCTACTATATTACCTTGATTTTTAGCTTGATTAGATAAATGTAAATCTCCAGTATATAAATTTTGCCATACAGCAGTTGAAGTTCCAAGATCATAGGTATCATCTGCACCAGGTATAATATTACCGGTTGCAGTTATTGCTCCTGAAGCTATGGTT